GGCTGTAGAATCCGGTAACAGAGCCTGGGTAAACTGATCGAATGCCTTCGCTAATGCAGCGTGATCTGAGCATAGCTCGTGGAAATTTTTGCCACCCACTGCCTGGTTTAACAAGTCCAATACTTCGGGCCTGTTCAATAGTCCAAGTGACGCTAAGAGTTCCACCATTCGGATGGCTAAAAGTCCCGGTGACACGTTCATCTGTATATACCTCCCAGTTAACTTTACCGCCGGCTGCCTGAAACCTCGCCATCATGGCATCGGCCTTGAGTGCAGGACGGCCTTGAATAACGTGATAATCACGAGCCGCGGTGGCGAATGCGTGGCCTTCAGCCTGTGCGACCATGCCAAGTGCTAACACCTGATTAATGTCTGTTAAACCGAATAATCGGCTATCTGCAATAGCTTTAGCCATCTGTTGCATATCTGCAAACGGTACGATGTTACTCATGTGATTCCCCAGCAATTGCAACATTTTTGCGAGCCTTCATCATTGCGTCTGCTATGTCATAACACCATGTAGCCTGAGATTGATCTACGATTAATGGTTTTTTTCCAGTTTCATAAAAAAAATCTGTGTTTATCATTGCCTGTGCCGCAAAATAATCACGCAGCGTCATACCAACAAATGTTTGATTCAATATTTGAGTGGGAAATGCTGGTTGATGTTCGTCTTTCATTTTTATCCCCTTATTTAATTAAGAAACGGCGTGAGCCAGCTGCTTCGATGACAAACTGCTTGTACAGGTCTGGCATTGCTTGCTTGAACAACTCTGTTGAGAACTTTGCACTAGATTTAGAACTCTTCCAGCTCACCAACGTCGAGCCATCAATACTTCTGATTTCTTCGTTATCAGTCATATAGTTTCTAATCTGTACTTCCCAACCGTCGTAAACGGTCTCCAGCTCCTTTATTTTGCCTTTGAGTACCTTTAGCTGTTCGATGGCGTGTTCAACGTCCTGCGTGGCTGTAATCACGCCAGCGGTGCTAACTGGATAGACCAGTTTAGTTTGATCGACTGTTTCAGGTGTGGGCAAGGTGCCTAGTTTTACATGACTCCAGTTAACGGCCATCTTTTGAATGAGTTCAGTCTTTTCTGCTTCTGAAATCTCAAAGACATAGTGCTTAAACTCTTGGCCGCCAAATAAGACTGCAAAGCAGACTTTGTTGACGTTGTGCACCGCTGCCTCGTGAACCAACTGTGCATAGTCGGCTGGCGGGATGCGACCTTGCTCAAAGTCGAACTTGTTGCGTGTGGCAGCGTTGTAGTTTTTGGCTTCAACCAGGATTGTTCCATCAGCCGTAATCCCGTCGAAATGAGAGCGAAACCAACTTTCAGTAGGATGAGTCAACATATAGTCAGCATCTTTGACCTCCACCTTCATAGCGTTCTGAGCAAGTCTGAGAATCGTTGGCTGCATGACATGGCCCATCTGCACGGCCTCAACCTCTGAGAGGTCTGGTACGTCTTGCTTACCTTGCTTGATGAGAATTTGGTCAATAGCTTTACCGTTAGCTGCTTGGCGTGTATCTGATGCCCACCAGGCGCTGTTGCGTACTGATGGTTCAAAATCGTTTCTATCGTTCATGTCACATCCTTATTTAAGTTTCTCAGTTTTACTTCATTCAACACTTCTTGATCGGTAGCATATTTGTACCAAGGAGGACGTTCACCTTTAGATTTCTCCAACTGGTTTAAAGCCTCCCCAGTTAAGTAACCGTTTTTCACCATTTGTCTAATAAAAAAAACACAGTCTTCAACAACATCTTCACGAATTAACTTTGCAAACCGTGCAAGCGGAATCGAATGTGTTGTGTGACAAGCCGGCAAGTTTGCTTCCATAGCCAAATATCGTAATCTTGTATTCATTACAATCCCCTCGCTTTATCAATTGCGGATCTCGCTTTATCAACCCATGCCCACATTTCTGCATCCGTCATCACAACGCCTTGAGCTGGATACGTTTCTAATGCGTCGAGCAAATCCGGTGCCGCGGCAATCAAACGTGCATTTGCCTCGGCTTGAGCGAGTGTTGAGCGTTTGTCACCTTTAACACGGGCAATATCTGCAAACCCCCCGGATGATCCACGGTCTCTGACAACAAATTGACCTTCTTGACTAGCGGCTCTGAAGTGCCACGGTCCTGGTGTATGCTTGTTCATTTCGTCACCTCGTCTAGTGCGTTAATTTCCCATCTAATTTTGCCTTCTGAATGCACAGGCTGCCAAACACGATTACCTCTGCTCGTCCACCCTTTACCTTCTTTCCATGCGGGAGATACGGCAACAATTTTAAAACCTGCACCTTTTAATGACGATCCTGTTTCAGATACTTTGGTGTAAGTAATCAATCGTTTTCCACCCATAGCAGACCAAACACGCCAAGAGCACCGGTACAAAAAAGAACAAGTATTCTTTGGTGCTTCATCTAATACAGTTAACCTTGTAACCTCCATCGTCGCACCATCGTCTAAACGTCTAGCTACAGGTCTTCCAACTATTGCCACGCCAACAAGATAAATTTCTTGTATTGCGCCAATGCTAAATTTGTGGCCTTGCACTTTTTTATTATGTCGATGGTGTAAAACAGTAAATGCGTTTGCATCGGCAAGAGTTAACGGTATTACGGTCATTTCGTCACCTCCCTATCGTTCATTTTTTATCCTTAAAAAACTTAACTTTGCGGCTATGTGATTTCATAAATACGCCGAGTTCAGGGAAATACCAAAATTGTTTGCGGCGATGGCGCATCTTCATGTTTACGCACCTCTAGGTGATATTGCGCGACTATCTTGCCGTCAGGAAGAATAAGTGACTTGGTTTTAATGTCGTGGCCTTGTTCGCGTAATTCTTTGATCCTGGCCGCTAGTCTGAAACATCCGCACCCATGAAGCGCCTCTAGGGGCGTTAAGGGGCGTTGTTCCAGAGCCTGTAAAATCCATTGGCTCTGGGACATGGTTAGACCTCTTCTTTTGGTTCAAAGTATTTAGCTTTGGCACCACAACCAACGTGATTCCACGACCGCTCGCTTTCGGCGAACATATCGTTGAATTTGACTAGGCCGGTGACAAGTGAGATTCCATCTGGGCGATGACACTTGATGTCTTTGAGATGTTTGCAATCTTTGCAAAGTTTGACGTCTTGCTGAACTTCTGTAACCTGATCCATCTTATACCCCTTATGTAAGAACCTGATTGAGTTGAACTACACACACAGTATACATCAAATAATCAACTAATACACAACTATTTATTCAATTTAAAGTTAATCACCACAAAAACACGCAATACCTTCTTCGTCTGGATCAATTAAAGATATTTGATCTTTCGTAAATTGCAACATCGATGCATAACCTGGACGATCTTTTCTAAATGTCGCACCATCGGGACGGGACGCTAACGCTAACGCTTCCATCTGTGCCCACCAAACCGCCCTCTCTGGCTTCTCAGCAATTAACGTAGCAACTTGATTCATCGGTTTAAGAAAACACAAATCACAATTACCCGCTAGTGTGCGGCCTTTATATGTTGGTAAATCCAAGTTAAATGCTTGTTTATCCCAAAATTCACTAATGTTTTGCATTGTCACACCGGCTGTATAAAGCGGAATCCTACGTTTGTCTGAAATCTTAGTTGCCCGTCTCGCCTCATCGTAGCGGAGCCCTATCCAAGAGGCGTTTTCTAACTCTGATTTAGAACAATCGTTAAAGAGTCCTGATTGTTTTAAAAAACACGCCATCGTGCGTATCTTTAGCTCTGAAGTACAGAACCTAGTGACAGGATTTGGTAAATAGTTTCTTTTACGAATGATGGCCTCGAACGGTTCACCATTTCGCGAGGCCGTCTCATACGTCACCTCTTTGTATCGTTGTAATGGGTCTTCATGGTCTTGGTACTCAATCCAATGTATTTTGACACCCCAGTTCACAGAACAATCATTGACAAACTTTAAGGTGTTTTCTTCCTCTTTTCCTGTATTTGCAAAACATACGATACCGTCATCAGGCATCTTCCCATCATGCGCCTGTAAGACCTGATACAGCATATACGCCGAGGTTCTACCGCCAGAGAAGCTGATACACGTTGGTTCAGTTATCACATATGGATTCATCTAATGCCCCTATAACCACTTGTCTCTTCCCGAAAACCCCCCTACCCCATGACAGGATAAGTGAGTATCGGCTCTTCCCCCATTACGGGATACGCATGGTAACCATCGGCTACACCCCTGGGCTTGCGTATTCAACCAGCCCCACGGATTGTTACGGATTTGCACCGGCTCGTCTAACTACAACGGCTTACCGTGTAGACCCTTCTCTCGACGGCCACCAGGTCTAGGTGCACCATTAACGCAGTCGGTACGGTTGCCGTGAACAATAAAAAAGCCGCTATGGTGTGCATCCTGGTGACGAATCCCTTGCGAGATTTCCCTTTTCGGGCAAGATACACAACATAACGGCTTGCTTGATCGTCACAATCAACGCCTGATTTATAACACGGTATTTTTACTTCAGCAACCCCCATGCTGTTCTAGCCACTTCTGGTACCTGTCCATTTCCAATGGCTTTAAGTCTGTCCACCCTAGCGGCCACCCCATGAGCCACTCGACCCACGTTGGGTTCAAAGTGCCACCAGACCCCTCTTCCAACTCCCCACGCCTCGCTTGAGCCTCCAAACACTTGCTGGCTTGACTCTCCTCCTGCAATCGGTATTTGTGTTCCGATGACGTTGGTGTTGGTAACATCTTGACCTTTGTCGGCAAATCCAGCTCTTGACCCTTGTTGCTTCTGCCGCTGCTCCCCTTGTGATCCCGTGCTTGAGGTGTCGGCCATTTCACTTTCTCCCCCAACCCTTGTTGTTTCGAATTGGGGCCTCTGGGCTTCCAATCTGTTGCCATTGGTGTAGGCCACATTTGACTTGGCGGTGGGTACGCCACTTGTTCCCTCAATGTTGAATGTGTTGATCGGCCTTGCCTGTTGTTCTCGTGTTGTTTTTTTAGCGCCTCTGGAGTCCTGGGTGGCAGAGAATCCATGCAATTTGGTGTTAGCCAATATCCAGATTCGTTCTCTTTTGTGGTTTGCACCAACGTCGGCAGCGGATACAACGCCCCACTTTGCATCGAACCCCAACGTGGAAAGGTCTGCAAGGACAACTCCCAGTCCTCTAGTAGTGAGCATTGGGCTGTTTTCCACAAAGACGTATTGGGGTCTAACCTCGCCAATGATGCGAGCCATGTGTTTCCACATACTAGATCGGGTGCCTGTAATTCCTGCGCCTTTTCCTGCGGCTGAAATGTCCTGGCACGGAAATCCCCCCGATACAACGTCAACAATTCCTGCCCAAGGTCGTCCGTCAAAGGTCTGAACATCATCCCAAATCGGGAAAGGCGGGAGAATCCCGTCGTTTTGCCGTGCGACAAGTACGCTTGCTGGGTATGGGTCCCATTCAACAGCACAGACGGTTCGCCATCCAAGCAAGTGTCCCCCAAGTATGCCTCCCCCAGCGCCTGCGAAAAGAGCCAACTCATTCACGATTCTCCCCTTGGGTCTGGGCTAACACTTGGGCCCGGTGTTCTCTAAAAGTCTTCCTAATGTCGGTAGCTTCACTTTTTGTATATTTCCAATTGGGATCAAGCAATCCTGTGCGAGCCTGGGGAAAACTTATGGCATCGAGAACCGGCTGCTCATCCTCACTTTGCAAGGCGCGCGTGGGGGATTTTTCATCTATATGTGTGCGCCCATACCATCTCACACACAACGCACCGAACAGAATGACCGCCAGGACAGCGTAAAAGATAAAAATGTAGTCATAAATATTCATGTTTATTCATCCTTTAAATAAGCGTTTTAAGACGTTAACGCTAGAATTGATACTTGGATAGCTAAGACGATAAAAAAGGGCTGCAATAGCCCTTTAAAGTGATTCTAGAATAGGTTACTACGCTAGTTCCACGCTACCGCTTGGCCATTTTCATCTGTGCCGTGAGTTAAATATATTTTCTTAAATGGCCAACCTTTAACCATTATTGCGTTGGGTTTTGTTTTACCCCTATGCTCAAAATATTGTTTTGCATTAGGCGCATGATGCTCGTTTGTTGTTTTGGGTGTAGGTGCATAATCATAAGTCATCATGCCGTTTGTAATGTCAATGTGATAAATAGTCATGTCATACCCCTAAATAAAAAGACACATAATAAAAGCCACGGCCATCAAGGCCAGGGCAATAGCATCATTCAATAGTTGTTTGTTTGTCATGTTAGGCCTCTTGAGTCAATAATCGGATTGCAATACAAGTTTGCAAATTTCAGCTTCAGCAAGCAGATCGTCATGCTTTTGAAGTTCAATTTCGGCACGTTTGGCATCGTTAAAAATGTGTTTGTGAAGCACATAATCGTCATAGTGTTGTTTAGCTTTGAATCTACAGTTACTTATGCGGGAAAATAATTGTGTTTTAGTCATAATTAACCCCTATTTATGCTGCAAGCTTGATCTGAATAACACGGTTTTTGTGACCTAATGCATGATCTGCTATCACAATATTTTTGGCAGCTTTCATTTGACCGGCACAAAGTAAGCAATTATCACAAGTGGTTTTCTTACCAGACTCTGCACTCGCTGGACACGATGACTCATTAGCAAGTTTATCAATACCTATAGATACCCTAAACGTACGATACGACAGCTCTTGAGCTGCCAAAGCTTGCTCTTTAGTATCTGCACTGGCCATAACCAACGTTGACCACCCAAAATGATCAAAGCCTGGTGTTTGCCACTGGTGAGTATATCCAACGTGATCAAGAGTGTATTGAGTAAGTGTTTGCCACAATGCTACTGGTGCAGCCGCTCCATCACCATAAGTACCGATACGAAGCTTTTTACCGGCCAGTATGAGTGCTAATTGTTTAGGTGATACTTTGACGTACCGGCCACGTTTATAAGCTTTGTAAACAGCTAATACACTTCGACCTACGTTGACGTAACAGGGTGGTTTGCCGGTAACCTTAGCGTTAATTGGTCTATGCTCGCATTCACCACATATTGCTTGATCTGCACCAGTGGTAAGAGCTGTGACCGGATCGATATCAGACCTAATGATAAAGCTTTGCACCAGGGCGCCGGTTTTATCGTTTTTGCTCTTGCTGTGAACCTTATTGATGATGACTACTATCGGATCACCAGTGAGCTTTGATTTACCTTCATATGCTATGTAGCCTAATACTTTCATCGTATAACCCCTAATGTTTAAACCTAATGAGTGATGAATACTACACGCCTAGTATATATGATTAATTGATTATGTAATGAGTAATACTCTCAAATACTCACAATATTCTACTAGGTGTTTACACTAATAAGTAATACTTAGTGTCGTTATAATTATATCTAGTTATCAATTATTCTAATTATTATAAGGGACATAGTAATCTAGTTAACTATAGTTATCAACAGGCGACCCGAGCGCAGCAAAGGGCAAGGCAACAGAGGTATGCTACTCACTACTCTAATCAATTCACACAAGGGGCCACTGGCCATCTTGTATATATATAACTGGATACATATATTATTGTCGACCTAGTCGCATACTCGATATGGTCATGGGTAGCACTCGCATACGCTAGACGCGCATACTCTAGACGCGACAGCCAGGCACCTAGATGCAGCGTGGCCGGCGATGGGCGGGGAGGGCGGCTGGAGGGTGCACCTCTCCTTTCCCCCCCCAAAGAAAAATAGGCTTTTGCGTAGCATCTGTTATTATTTGTATATTGAGTTAGGGGGTGTAGTAGATGATACAAGTAGATAAAGATATACCGGTGCCTACTAGACGAAATAGGACGATATATCCCTATGAAGACATGGAGATTGGGGATAGTTTCTTTCTTGAGGATATGCCGTTACAGCAGGTGTGTAATAGCAATCTGAGGGCTGGTAAGCGATATGGGAAGAAGTTTAGTGCCAGGACTGAGAACGGGGGGGTACGGGTATGGAGGATCGTTTAAATGACTTATTGGATAAGTTGATGTTGGTTCATCTGGAGCGGGTGTTAGACCTATTAGAGGATGAAGACAACGATGATGACGCTGAGGTGTATGAGGCGGCTAAGAAATTGTTTGTTTACTTTGGAGGTGAGTTAGATGAGTATTAATGTGAACGGTGCAGAGGTGATTGAGGAGTTGATCCAGACGGCTGAAGAGGCTGCGAGGAAACAGTACCTTGATCGTGTGTGGGCGATGAATAAGACTGAGATGTTTGGTGAGTTGATGCGTGTGCACACTGAGAGCAATCGGTTGTTGACTGTGGCGCAGGGTCAGATTCAGGGATTGCAGGAGCAGATTTTGAAGTATGCAAGACCCGTACACTAGGCAATTGTTGCGAACTCGCGTTGATTTGATGATACAGATGCAACGTGCTTTAGCTTGCCGAACCAAGAAGCAAAAGATTAAGCTCGCACGCGAGTGGAAAGAGAAATACTCTGAGAATATGTACAAAGAGTTGATTGCGTGTGCAAAAGATAAGCGTGTACGCGCCAACATTGTGAACTGGGAAAATGATGGCCGCATTTAATCTGCAACAGTTCTACAACTTTTGTAAGCAGCTCAAGATTGAAACTAAAGAGCAGGGCTTACGCAAGATGGATAACTTGCTTGGCACCCAGAAGTATGTGATGAGTGAGATTGCCAAAGGACTAGAAGAAGATGTGCACTTCTTTACTATCCTAAAAGGCCGCCAGTTAGGGATTACTACAATCTCCTTAGCGCTTGATCTGTACTGGCACTTTATCAACCCTGGTCTTCAAGGCACGCTCACAACGGATACAGAAGAGAATCGAGATATGTTTCGCTCGACTCTTGCCATGTACATGGAAGGCTTACCGAAAGAGTACAAGATACCTGTGATTGCACATAACCGCACACAGATGAGTCTGAAGAACCGCTCTCGATTGTTTTATCAGGTCGCAGGAACAAGAAGCAAGGGAACGCTAGGCCGTGGAAAAGCAATCACATTCCTACATGGGACTGAAACTTCATCATGGGGTGACGAGGAAGGACTTGCCTCGCTACTGGCGTCTTTGGCTGAAACCAACCCAATGCGAATGTACATCTTTGAGTCTACTGCCCGTGGATTTAATATGTTCCACGATATGTATACCACTAGTAAAAGAGCACGCACGCAGCGCGCCATTTTTTGTGGCTGGTGGCGTAATGAACTGTATTCACTGGACCCTGAAGGTCAGACATACAAAGTGTATTGGGATGGCAGACTAACAGGTGAAGAAAAAGAATGGGTGCGTGACATTAAGAAACTCTATAGCGTAGATATCAACTCGCGCCAAATAGCGTGGTGGCGCTGGAAACTCCTTGAAGGTATTAAGGATGACTCTTTGATGTACCAAGAGTTTCCTCCTACTGAAGACTACGCCTTTGTGATGACCGGTACGTCATACTTCTCAAACGCTAGGTGCACAGATGCCGCTAAGATTGCTAAGAAAACAACGTGCGACTATTACCGATACTCCTTTGGTGCAAACTTCCAAGACACCAACGTGCTCAAGTCTACAGAACGCCTTGCTTCTCTCAAGGTCTGGGAAGAACCAATTGACACGGCCTACTACGTCATTGGTGCTGACCCTGCTTACGGTAGCTCTGATTGGGCTGACAGGTTTTGCATCCAAGTGTATCGCGCCTATTCCGATGGCTTGGAACAAGTGGCGGCGTTTGCCACCTCAGAGATGAACACCTACCAGTTTGCGTGGGTTATTGCCCACTTAGCAGGTGCCTACAAAAACTCTACCCTTAACTTAGAAGTCAACGGACCAGGCCAAGCCGTCATCAACGAACTGCGTAACCTTAAGCGCTTGGCTGCCAACATGGGCAACTCTATGGGTGCCTCGCTTATGAACGTCTATGCCTCCATGACCAACTACATCTGGAGAAAGAACGACTCGCTAGGCGGTATGTCTTCAAGCATGGGCTGGCTTACCACCTCTGCTACCAAAGAACGGATGCTGTCCTACATGAAAGACTATTTTGAGCGCGGCATGATGGATATTTTGGATATGGATACCATTGAAGAGATGAAGACCGTGGTGCGTGATGGCGGGTCAATAGAAGCCTCTGGACGCAACAAAGATGATCGAGTCATTGCAAGTGCCTTAGCTGCTGCTGCCTTTGCTGAACAGGTGCAACCTCAGTTAATTGGACGCAAGATCAGCCGCTTAGTGTCTAAGGTAGAACAAAACTTTACCCCTGAACAACTCTCTGTCGGGCGTAACGTGGGTGATTATTTAAAGAAGATTGGTGTCTATGGTAATGAAAACAATCCACACTAAAGCTGAATTGCTGAAAATAATTCACAGATTCTTATCTGACCATGATCGGGGAATCAGCATAAGATTGTTTGCTGAACTTTGTGGTGTTGATGAAAGACACTTAAAAGATGTATTTTTATATCAAGTTCATCCATTAACAGAATACATTCAACGCCGAGTTAGCAAAGCGTGGGATGAGTGGCGCGGTGGTCATGTGGCCATTATGAGAAACCAAGACAATACAAAGTTTGTACAGTACCGCAAGACCCCTAAGTCCTTGGCAATGCGCGGCTATGGGCTACAAGTTGTTGGGGGCGAGATCAAGTTAAAACTTGGTATCAAAAACCGCGCAGACTATTCCGACACACTTGCCGACCAATTAGGGGATAAATAATGGCTCGCATACTTAGAGATTACAAATGTCAAGAACACGGGTTCTTTGAAGGTTTTGAACCCATTTGCCCAGAGGGGTGCATTGATGAACTGGTTTTACAAGTCTTTCTTAAAAGCCCTGGCTTTGTTTCAGCCAAGTCCAAAGCTGCCGACAAGAACCTCCAAAGCCTTGCCACCGAGTTTGGAATGTCAGACATTAAATCCACCCGTGTTGGTGAGAGCCAAGCCGGCTACCTCAAGCGCAACAACAAGTTCAGCGAAAAAGAGTACGCCGAAGCCGAGAAGTACGCCACCCCTAAAAAGCGTGGCCGCCCCCGTAAAGATGCCCAGAACCAACCTGCACCGCAACAAGACGCGCCGCGCGAAGCCCGTGCTGGTGACGCAGCAATCTGGGGAGGCGGGTTCCAAGGAATGAATATGCAATCCGTGCTTGCCGGCCAGTTTGGCAAATCTGTGAACGGTGAATCTGTGGGCTTGACACCACGCAGTGCTGGGATCAATAATGGGCCTGTAGTCCACCCCCAAGGTACAATCCGTGATCCGGACAACTTGCAGATCAAAAAATGAGAATCCCATCATCACCTAATGAGCGCGAGGATTTCTACTTAGACCTGATGCAGAAGTGCATGGTGTCTAGAGAAGAGCGCAAGGGTGATTATGCAATCAATCGTGCTTACTACCTGTTTGGCGCAGGGCCGGAAGAACCACCCGCGTACTTCAACAAAGTAAATCCGCACCTTGATCAACTTACATCTTTTCTGTATTCCGCTGAATCCACCCGCTTTAGTATCGCGCTGGGTGCTTCAGTCAAACACGATGAACACCGCAAAACACCTAGTCTTACGTTGGCACTTAATGACGAATGGCTAAACTCTAACGCTGACCAAGTCTTCTCTACTGCGCTGACTTGGGCGTTGGTCTACAACACCACCTTTGTCAAACTAGTCTACAACAACGGTATTCACCCGTACATGATTGAGCCTAGTGCAATGGGTGTGTTGCGCGAGGACTTGCCCTATACCAACCGGCAAGAAGCTATCTGCCAACGTTATTACATCACCCGTTCTGAACTGTACTCACGCTTGTACTCGCACCCTAAGCGCGAGGCTATTGTAAAGCGGGTGACTACAGGCATCAAAGTATCTGAGTCTGACATACCAGATGCAGTCAATCGGATCGTTCTTTCTCAAAGCAATCCCACCATGTATGGCCAAGTCAACATGGATTTGTACGGACAAAACCGTTACAAAGCGCGTATTGCCGAAGACACCGTTGAGATGCACGAACTGTGGGTCTGGAACGATGAAACAATGGACTATCAAGTTGTCACAATGGCAAGCCCTGATGTCATTGTCTATGACCGCCCAGGCGCATCGTTGTTCTTAAAAGGCGAATGCCCGTTTACGCAACTCTGCCCAAATCCTTTATACGATTATTTCTGGGGTGCCTCTGAGGTTCAGAAGTTACAGTTGCTCCAAGCCTTGCGTAACAACCGTATGGCAGAGGTTCTTGACCTGTTATCTAAGCAAGTAAACCCACCTACAGCTTTGTCGGGTTTTACTGGCATCTTAGATGAGAAGAACTTTTCGTTAAACCGCGCCGGTGGTTTGCTTGCAAGTGATATGCCAAACTCTAAGGTTGAGCGGCTTGCACCAGAGATGCCAAGCAATCTGTTTGAAGTTATCCATGAAATTGATGGAATGTTTAGCGAAGTGTCGGGTATTAGCAACGTTTTATCAGGCAAAGGCGAGGCTGGAGTACGTTCTACTGGCCACGCAAGTCAATTAGCCCGTCTAGGCTCGAGTAGAGCTAAGAAACGTGCATTGATTATTGAAGATAGCCTTGAAAAGGTTGCAACACTTTATCTCAAGCTCATACAAGCCTACGATCCTACGCATTTTAGTGATACAGAGGGTGTACCTTTTATTGCAGAGCAATTTACTAAAGATTTTGTAGTAAAAGTTGATGCACACTCAAATTCACCGATATTTACTGAAGATACTAAGCAATTGGCGTTCCAGTTGCATAAAGTCGGGGCAATTAGCAAAGAATCGCTGCTTGATCTGACAGAACCACCTATGAAGCAGTTGTTAAAAGATCAACTCAAACAAATGGAAGCTAAACAGGCTGCATCACCCAAACCAGAGGGTGCACCTAAGCCTAAAGCGGTTCCAAAGGCGGCGTAATGGCAAGTCAAGTACAACCTAAAGCAGATCAACCAAGGGTTTCTACGGAGTCCCTTAAAAGAGGTGAAAATTCACCGAGTTTGCAGTATCGTGTGAATGCAATCAAAGAACCGCGTAACGTCACAACAAGAAGTTACGGTCGTAGCAAACGTTCATAGGAAAATATCATGGCACGCAAAGCTCGCAAAAGCTGTCGTTAAGAATACCTGTTCAGGGTATAAAAGGGGTTGGCTGCCTTCCCTTAAATTTGGTGGCCGTCATTCTTCAAGGAGTGCACTATGCGTAAATCGCGTAAAGGCCGTAAATCACGCAAGTAATTGTGTGTAGCCGCTAGTCCTGCCGGAGGGTCGGGAACCAAAAAAATCACCCTCCCTCTTGACAAACGCGTACAGAGGATTATTCTGTCGCAAATTACTTAGGAATTGATTATGGCTGTACCACCAGATCAGTTGATGAAGTTGATGGCAGGTCAAAAAGACAAAGCCACGCCTGGAGGCTTACCCCCGCCTTCTGAGAACACGATGGGAATGTCTGATGGCGCAACGCCTCCAATGGGTGCACCCATGTCAACTCCCGAGCCTAAGATGGGAAACCGCGAAGCCTCGATGATTAATCTTGGCATGGCGCAAGATATGCTCGAACAAGCCTTGCCAGCCATTGGTTCTCAAACGCCTGAAGGCGAAAAAATCATTGCAGCGATCCGCGCAATCACTGGCGTTATTGGTCCGCGTAAAGCCAAGACCGGCGAACTACAACAGTCTGAAATTTTGCAACTGTTGCAGAACTTGCCACAGGCCGGCGGTATGTCACCGCAAATGACAGAGATGAACAAGAAACCTTTAGTACCTGGAATGCCACCTGGCGGCACACAACCATTGCCACCCGTGGGCGGCCCTGCCCCAACTCCACCACCTCCTGCCCCACCAGGCGGCGGTGCCGGTGGAATCCCTCCCCTTCCAGGCGGCGGTATGCCGCCCCCAATGTAAAGGAATCAAAATGGATTTGTTTAAACCACGCGGTGCATCAAGCCCACGCAACCCTACTGATAACAACCAAAAAAATGGTCAGATTATCAATACACCACGTTACTCACAATTTGGCGGCTTAACCTCCGCACCTAAAGCCGGCTACAAAAACATGATGACCATGTCGCGTCCTGGCGATACCAAAAAAGTTATTTAACAGCAGTTAGGGGATAGCCATGAGTTTAGAAGACATTTCACTAGAACAGCGCGACCAACTTGCAATGCTGATGAAAGACTTGTCAGACAATCCTTCCACGCGGAAAGAAACGTTACGACTAGTCAAGCAATTGCGTCCAAGTATGTCGGTGCCTGAGTTGGATTTGGAAGACAAAACCAATACGGCTTTGGAGCAGATGCGTTCTGAGAATGAAAAGATTCGCGGTGAACTCATGGAAGCCCGTCAATTAGAATCGCTTGAGAAAAAGCGTGCACAATTGATTGCAAACGGCAAAGCCCGTAACGACGAAGACATTAAAGAGATTGAGAAAGTGATGCTTGAGAAGCGTATTCCAGATCACGAAACGGCAGCGGAATATTGGGATTGGATGAAACAATCTGCTCAACCAACGCCTACTGGTTACAATCCAAGCGCACTTGGTAAGTTTGATTTATCGAAGTACATGAAAAATCCAATTGGTGCGGCACGCAATGAAGCAGCGGCAGCTCTAAACGAGTTACGCGGCAACCGCCGGCCAATCGGAATTTAAATGGCAGTGCTAGGGGATAAGTTTGTGGGACGGCTTATGCCGTTTGTTAACTCAGGAGATTTATTATGCCTATAGGCGGCGGAATTCTACCTGCAAGTGGCTCAAGTCAGTACAACGAACTTACTTACGTCACACGCAGAGCATTTATACCCAAGCTGGTAGTTCAGCTTTATAACTCAACCCCTTTGATGGCTGCGCTTATTGCAAACAGCCAACAAGCATCAGGTGGTGTGAGCCAAGTCACAGTCCCAGTTCAAGGTGCACAGTTTGTAAACGCACAGTGGTCTGATTACTCTGGTTCTTTTAGCCAGCCATCAGTCCAGCAAGGTGCATTCAACGCTGAGTTCAACTTGAAGCTCATGATTGCCCCAGTACCATTCTTAGGGATGGAAGGTGCGGTTCAACAAGACTACGCAATTATTCCTCTGATCGAAGCGCGTATGAATGACGCAACTAACGTGATGATGGATGCAATGGCCACAGCCTTGTACACCAACTACACCAACACTCAACAGTTTATTGGTTTGCCAGGCGCAATTGATGACGGCACTAATATGACAACGTATGGCAACATCAACCGCTCGACTTACACTTGGTGGAAGTCAAAGGTTTATGCAGCCGGTAACGTGAACCCAACCCGTCAAAACATTCTTCAGTACATTTCAGGCACCGTTAAAAACGGCGCAGAAGTGCCTACTTTTGGTGTGTGCGGTTTTGGTACATGGACACTGTTGGCTCAAGACTACGTTGGTCAAGAACAATATGTGATTACTCCAGGCTCTGGATTTGACGGCGATAACAACGGCCCACAAGCAGCGTTTCGTGCTTTGATGGTTGCCGGTGTGCCAATCTATCCCGATCCATATTGCCCAGAGGGCACGGTTTATTTCATCAACAGCAATTACCTCTCACTGTACATTCATGAGCAAGGCTCATTTGTGTTTACCGGCTTTGAATCGACTTTGCCTAATTGGCAGATCGGTTACGTTGGTGCGGTGTTGATGATTGCGGAATTGGTTTCTACCAAGCCCAAGTCGATGACCCGTGTGTCTGGCTACAACTCAATCTCGATCTAAGGAGAACAGTCATGGCACTTGGTTTAAATAAAATCCTTATTTCAGGCGCAGGGGCAAACACTCCTGGTGCGTATCCACAGTACACCTCAATCTCTGCAAACAATACAACGGTTTTGGTTCCTGCCGGTACGTTCTGGTTGTTCCCAACCGCCAACGTTACGATTGAAGCTGTGTCGGCTTACAACACCAACACTGCTTGCACAACGCCTTCAACATGGTCTACCTTTATTGCAAATAATACTGGTGGTTTTTTTGTGTCTGACGGTGTGAACTTTCGTGCAAACGTTATTGTTGCAACTAACACCACAATCACTCTGGCAACTGTCAATGGTGGTCAGGCTGTTTCTGGCACTTATAACAGTTAAGGAGCGGCTATGTCTAACGCAGATGCAGTTGCACAACTAACGCTTGATAGCTTTGGCTATGGGCGTGTTGCACTCATCAGAGCTACGCCTCTTAACACCACTGGCAATGCTGTCATCACCATCCCTTTTTTAGGGGGTGGTTTGACAAATGGTGGTGGAGTTGCTAACTCTGGCGGTGTAATTGTTCGTAGAATTACGATTCAAAACCCAAGCGGTAGCGTATCGTCAGCAAACATTGCTATTAGCGTTCAAAGCAACGGAAATATCGCATCAGCCAATGCTGTTGTGGCCAACGTTGTTCTGAGCACCATTACCGCAACAGGTATGTATCAAGACTTGACTGTTGCCGGTGCGTATGGCGCAAATACTGCTGTTTCTGGCAGTACAACTTCTGCTTTGTACGTTAACGTAAACACTGCAAGCGGTAATAACAACACTGTTGATATTGCTGTTTTTGGTCAAGTTGTGAGTTTCTAAATGTCTTCAATATTTGTAATCAATCGTTCTGACAAAAAACTTAAAGACGGTTATGCCGGTGTGTTTTATGAGTTTTTACCTAATCAAGTTGTAGAAGTACCGCTTGAAGTGGCGCAACACGTTTTTGGTTACGGAATTGAGAACAAAGAACCTTTTCTGGCTAGGCTTGGTTGGGTGAAGACCGCGAATGAATTAGATGAAGGCTTAGAGCGTTTGTCTAAGTGGGAATTACTCACTGAGAAACCAAAAAAGAACGATTCGTTATCCCCGATCGTGGAGCCAGTACCCTTGCGGCCTGTAAGGGCTGCGGGGGGAAAAGTCCTTTCAGCAGCGTAAACGATGGAAAGTAAATGTCACAAACTTTATCCGGTTACATCACGGATGTTAGACGTTTGCTGCATGATGCCAATGCGAACTTTTACACGGATCAGCAGCTAACCGACTACATCAATTCCGCGCGTGAAAGAACCGTGCGAGATACTGGTGCGTTACGCGCTATCCAAGTCACTCAAGTCCCGCCCCCTCCAGGCACCACAATTAACAGTGTAACTGCGACAAATCCTGTCGCATGGGCAGCTTCCACTTCATACAACTTAAATCAGTTTGTATTCTCAAACATTTTTGTGTATCAAGTGACCACGGCTGGCACCAGTGGCACAACCGCGCCTCCGTACCCTGCTGGCAGCAACAATAACTATTCCAACTACCCACCGTCTACTGAATTCTTTAACGGTGGTGTTGGTTTGACCTATGTGTCTAACGTTGAGCAGATACCGTTTTCAACTTTGCCACAAGGACAATACACGCTTGATATTTTAAATATCAACTTGTACTGGGGTAATACGCGAGTGCCATTGGACTATTTAGCGTGGTCTGACTTTAATGCACGACTGCGGTTTTGGCAAAACTACATTGGCCGGCCTCAAGCGTTCTCTGTGTACGGTCAAAACACGATTTATCTTGGCCCAGTACCCGATCAGGTCTATCAAATTGAGATGGATACGGTGATTTTGCCAACAGCCTTGACGTTGGCTGCGCCAACCGTTGCAGACTCCATTCAAGACCCCTATACAACGTGTGTGAAGTTTTATGCAGCCTATTTGGCTAAGTATTACGAACAATCGTTTGGTGAATCGGAGATTTACAAGCAAGAGTATTTAAACCACGCAAGGTCTGTGCTGAACACAGTCTTTACGCGGCGTATTCCATCTCTTTATAGCAACATCGGATAGAAATGGCTGCGGCAGAGCAAAAAAAATCATATCAAGTTATTAAAACCTTTAGGGGTCTTGATACTCAAGCTAACCGCACGGCAATCAAAGAAGATGAGTTTTCTTGGCTTGAAAATGCACAACCTATTGGTTATGCAAACTTAAAAATCATTCCCAACTATTCAACCGTCAGCTCGAGCGGCAACACGGTTGTTTGGGCAAATACAACTACAACACTATCGTCTGCAAACATTGATATTAAAGATTATGTTGTTGCGTTTCAGGCTGATGGTAGCGCACAGTATTACAGCCCAACAGATGGCTCTAAGGGTAACGTAGCAGTCACAGGAACGTTTAGCAACACAGGAATGCAAGTTGCTCAATGGAAAAATGAGCGTTTATTAATTCTTGATCCTGCTAAGGGTTACTACTCATGGGATGGTAACAACGTAGTCAATGTTGGTTCGGTTGGTATTATTGCAGTGACCAATGGTGGCTCTGGCTTCACCAATGTGCCAACAGTCACAATTAGCGCACCCAATGATGCAAATGGCACGCAAGCCAATGCGGTAGCAACTGTATTGTCTGGTGTTGTGCAAACCGTATCATTAAATGACGGTGGTTCTGGCTATCTTGCCAACAGCGTACCAACCATTACAATTTCTGGTGGTGGTGGCTCAAATGCTACGGCTATTGCAGGTGTTATCACCTTTGCAACTGGCACGGCCTCGGCGGCTGTGGTGTCTGGTGGTACAGGTTACACCAACGCTGCAAACACAGTGATTACGTTCTCAGGTGGGGGCGGCTCGGGTGCTGCGGGTACTGCGGTGCTCAAAGGCGGCCAGATCATCACAATTGTTATTACAAACCCTGGCTCTGGTTACACGAACGCGGCTAACTTGGTCGTGACCGCATCTGGAGGCGGTGGTAGCGGTGCAAAGCTCAAAGGAATTGTTAACAAAGATGTAAACGTTGGAATTGCGTCTTTTAGTGGACGGGTGTGGATTGCAGCCGGTAGAACCATTTATTACAGCGCAGCAAACTCATATACAGACTTTACAAGCGTATCCGCGGGAAGTTTAGTCTTAACAGACGAAACCTTGCATGGAAACATCCAACAAATTGTTTCTGCTAACAATTTCTTGTATATCTTTGGTGATGACTCAATTAACGTGATTTCAAACGTTAATGTGAACACCAACGGTATTACGTTGTTTACAAACACCAACGTGTCGGCATCTGTTGGTTCTAAGCGGCCATACGCCATATTTCCGTATTTCCGCTCTGTGCTGTTTTTAAACGACTACGGAATCTACGCTTTAGTGGGATCGACAACTTCTAAGCTCTCAGATCCGCTAGACGGTATATTTCCTAATATTGACTTTACTTACCCAATTTATGCGGGACAAGTGTTGGTCAATAACATTTTGTGCGCTGCATTTAACTTTAGATACTACGATTCAATCTTTACCCAGACCTATCGCTACATCCAAGCAATATTTTTTGAAAAAAAGTGGTTCATCACCAGTCAAGGTAATAGCCTAGCTTACATTACTTCTGTACCCGTAGGTGGAAAAATTGCCTTATACGGTGTGTCAGGAACAACGCTTTATAAGCTCTACAACGATGCGACTACCCCAATTACTAGCAGAATCCAAACTGCGCTCATGCCAATGGGTGATCCGATCAGAACAAAACAGGCTTTAAAGATTGGTGTGGAAGCGACTGCTGCTGCTAACGCTACTGTTTCTATGTCGGCTACGGTAGATAGTGAAAACAACTCTAGTCCAGCAACAACTCTGTCCTCTGTGGTTTCTTGGCAAAATAGCGGATTACAAACTATTCCTTGGTCAAACAACTCAGGAACGGTTATTGGGTGGGGTACTTCTGGCTACGCTTTATACAAAACTGATGCAAAACAGTATGGTAAATACTTAGGAATTACAGTAACATCAAGTAGCCCGAACTATACGCTAAATGGCTTCGAGTTTGAACATGAATTAAGAGTGAGGTTCTAGTGACTAAACCCGTATCTTCAGTACCAAATACCTTTGCTTCGGCAACGACCACAATTCCGTTATCGTACTTAGATAGCGATTTTACGACTGTTGTTGGGTATCTTAACGACCTTAATAACTACAGTAACTATGTGGCTGATACGGGTACTGCCAATGCAGTCCTTTTAAACTATCCATCAGGGATTACCACTACTACAATTGCTACTGGTACTTTCCTGCAATTTAAAGCTGGTACTGCCAATACAGGCACAACCACACTCCAGGTTCAAGTTAATAGCTCAACAATTCTGACGGCTACGACTATTTTGAA